ATGTTCGGTATGGCCGGAAAACTACGACATCGACAGCTCGACCCGGCTGACTGGGCGGGGCTGTTCATCGAACATCTCAACGGCAAGTCCGCCGCACAAATCGCCACGGAGCGAGGCCTCAACGCGGCCTATGTCGCCACGCGTCTGAGGGCACAGCGCCTGCGGACACAGGATGATGTGACGGCCCAGACGCGGCAGGCGATGTGGTGTCAGCTTAATCGCGTCCGGGCGGCGCTGGAGACCGGCCATGCCGACGAGGCCGACCGCTCAGCCAACCTGCTGATCAAATGCCTCAAGGTCGCACGGGAAATGGGAGAGATCATGACAGAGAAAGACACACGGAATGACGGGGATAAGCGCGCCATGGATGACATGCCCGATCCCCGGGTCGAACTGCTCGAAAGATACAATGGTCTCGCTGCCGCCCGGGATCAGAAATGCCTGGGTGCAGCACCGGAGTCCCGAGGAGGTGCTGAACCTTCTGAATGACTTCACGCACTGGGCCGGGGAGGGGCAATTGCCGCCGCCGGGCGACTGGCTCATCTGGCTTTTCCTGGGCGGACGCGGTGCGGGCAAGACCCGGGCGGGTGCGGAATGGATCCGCGCAAGGGTCCGGGCCGGGGCGGAGCGCGTCGCGCTCGTCGGTCCGACTTTCTCCGACGTGCGGGAGGTGATGATCGAGGGCCCGTCCGGCCTGCGCGCCATCGCCCCCGGCGACGAACGGCCCCGCTATGAAGCCAGTCGCAAACGGCTGGTCTGGCCCTGCGGTGCCGTGGGCTATGCCTTCTCGGCAGAAGACCCGGACGGGCTGCGGGGCCCGCAATACGAGGCCTGCTGGGGCGATGAATTCGCCGCCTGGGCCAAGCCGCAGGACACGCTCGATACGCTGCGCATGGGACTCCGTCTCGGAGACCGGCCCCAGCTCATGCTGACGACCACGCCGCGTCCCATCCCGGCACTCAAGGCCCTGCTCGACCTGCCGGGCCTGGTCACCACGCGCCGACGGACGGCGGACAACGCCGCCAATCTCGGCACCGGTTTCGTGTCGGCCATGCAATCCGCCTACGGCGCGTCGCGCCTGGGCCGACAGGAATTGCTCGGCGAGCTGATCGCCGATCCGCCCGGCGCGCTCTGGCAACGGGACGCGCTGGAGACTTGCCTGATCAATCCGGTCCCGGAGCTGGACCGGATTGTCGTCGCTGTGGATCCGCCCGCCAGCGCCCACGCCCGCTCGGATGAGTGCGGCATCGTCGTCGCTGGACGTCTGGGAGACCAGGCAGTGGTTCTGGCGGACAGGTCTTTCGGACCGGCCCGGCCGGCGGACTGGGCGGGCGAGGTCGCACGGTCCTACGCGCAATTCGAGGCGGATATCGTCGTTGCGGAGGCCAATCAGGGCGGGGACATGGTCGCCTCCGTGCTCGGGTCGACCGGGGCGGAGCTGCCCGTACGCCTGGTCCGCGCCAGTCGTGGCAAGGCGGTCCGCGCCGAACCCGTCGCCGCGCTCTACGCAGCCGGGCGGGTGCGCCATGCCGGGCATTTCCCGGCGCTGGTCGACCAGATGTGCGCCTTCGGTTCGCCGGAGGCGCGTCAGGGCAGTCCGGACCGGGTAGACGCCCTGGTCTGGGCGCTGAGTGAACTTCTGCTCGGGCGTCGTCATGCGCCGAGCCTGCGCGCGCTCTGAAGCGCCGCACACCTGACCATCAACACAGGAGGGCCCCATGCCCCATTGGTTCGACCGGCTGCTGGGCCGGGAGACGAAAACCTCTGCCTCGCTGGCGCTGCTGGCTCTGCCCAGTGGCGTGTCCGGCGCGCGAGACATTCCGTCGCTCGTCCGCGAAGGCTATGAGCGCAATGCGATCGCCCACCGCTGTATCCGCCTGATCGCCGAGGCATCGGCTGCGATTTCGCTCGATACTTCGCATGCGCAAGTACAGGCGCTGCTGGACTCGCCGGAGGGAAGCCGCTCGGGGGCCGAGTTCCGCGAGGCCCTCTTCGGTTATCTGATGATTGCCGGGAATGCCTATGCCGAACTGCGGGTCCTGGATGGTGAACCGCGCGCGCTGGAGCTGATGCGGCCGGACCGGATGCGACTGCGTCCGGGCAAGCCGGGGCAGGGCGTCATCCATGAATACAGCGTGGGCGGCGAACGGCGGACTTTCCTGCGCGACCCGGTGAGCGGGCGCTCGCCCGTCTTCCATCTGCGTCTGTTCAATCCCGCCGACGATCTTTACGGCCTGTCCCCGCTGACGGCGGCGGGCAGCGCGCTTGACCTGCACAATGCCGGTGGTCGCTGGGCCCGGGCGCTGCTGGAGAATTCGGCGCGCCCGTCCGGGGCGCTGGTCGTGTCGGGCGAGGAGGGACGGCTCAGCGAGGACCAGTTTTCGCGGCTCAAGGCGCAGCTCTCGGAGAACTATGCCGGCTCGGGCAATGCCGGGCGCCCCCTGCTGCTGGAAGGCGGTCTGGACTGGAAGCCGATGGCGCTCAGTCCCGCGGACATGGACTTCACCGGCGCCCGCCGCGAGGCGGCCCGGGAGATCGCCCTGGCCCTTGGCGTGCCGCCGCTTCTGCTCGGACTTCCCGGTGATAATACGTATGCGAATTACAAGGAGGCCAATCGGGCCTTCCAGGTTCAGACCGTCCAGCCGCTGGTGCGCAAGACGGCCGCCGCGCTGGGCGTCTGGCTCGCACCCTGGTTCGGAACCTCGCTGAGCATCACGCCGCGCTTCGAGGAGATTGACGCATGAGCGGTCTCCTCGTGGAGGGCTATGCCAGCCTGTTCGATCTGGAGGATCTCGGCGGCGATGTCGTGGTCCGGGGCGCCTTCGCCGACAGCCTCGCGAAGGGGCGCACAGTCCCCATGCTGTTCCAGCACGAGGCCGCCGACCCGATCGGTGTCTGGACCGATCTCGTCGAGGACCCGCGCGGTCTCTTTGTACGGGGCGAGATCCTCGATGTGACGCCAAAGGGCCGGTCCACGCGCGGTCTGGTCGAACGCGGCGTGCTGGACGGGCTCTCCATCGGTTTTCGCACCCGTGGCTTCACGCCGCGCCGCCCGCGCGGACGGCATCTCACGGCGATCGATCTCTGGGAGATCTCAATCGTCACCTTCCCGATGTTGCCGCAGGCGCGGCTGCAGCTTTTCCAACCGGCCGTCAAAGCGGCCTGAACCCCAGGAGACAGTATGACCAAGGAAACCAAGATGACGGCTGTTTCGGCAGAAACCCGCGCAGCGCTGGGCGAGGTGCTCTGTGCCTTCGAGCAGTTCAAGTCTGCCAATGATGAACGCCTCGGCGAGATCGAGAAACGCGCCAGCGCGGACGTCCTACTCGAGGAGAAGGTCAACCGGATTGACCGGGCCCTGACGGACCAGAAATCCGCGCTCGACCGTCTGCGCCTCGATGCGGCCCGCCTGCCGCTGGAGGCCAGCGAGGCGCCGGCGCGCGGTGCGTTTGACCGCTATATGCGCACCGGTGACCCGGCGGCGCTGGCCGAGGCCAAGTCCGCCAGTGCCGGGACGGCCGCGGATGGCGGCTATGTCGTCCCGGCGGAAACCGAAAACCAGATCGACCTCATGCTGGCGGGCATCTCCCCGATGCGCATGCTGGCCAGCGTCCGCCAGACCGCGTCCGGCCTTTTCCGCAAGCCGGTCTCCCGGGGCGGTGCCGCGACGGGCTGGGTCGGCGAGACGGATGCGCGTCCGGAGACCGATACGCCGACGCTGGATCTGCTCGATTTTCCCTCTGCCGAGCTCTACGCCATGCCGGCGGCGACGCAGCAATTGCTGGATGACGCCGCTATCGACATCGACCAGTGGCTGGCCGAGGAGGTGCGCGATGTTTTCTCCGCCCAGGAAAGTGCGGCCTTCATCTCCGGCAATGGTACGGACCGCCCCAAGGGTTTGCTGAGCTACACCATCGCCTCGGAAGGCACCCAGACCTGGGGGCAGATGGGTTATGTGGCGACGGGGACGGATGGCGGTTTCGACGCGGCCGACCCGGCCGACGCGCTGATCGACCTCGTTTATGCGCCGAAAAATGCCTATCGCGCCCGCGGTCGTTTCCTGATGAACCGCCGGACGGTCTCCGCCGTGCGCCGCTTCAAGGATGCGGACGGCAATTATCTCTGGCAGCCCTCCCTGTCCGAGGCCGGCGGCTCGACCCTGCTGGGCTATCCGGTCGCCGAGGCGGAGGACATGCCGGACATCGGTGTCGGCTCGCTGTCGATTGCCTTTGGTGACTTCCGCAAGGGCTATCTCATTCTCGACCGCCAGGGCGTCGAGGTGCTGCGCGACCCCTATAGCGCCAAACCCTATGTGCTCTTTTACACGACCAAGCGTGTCGGTGGCGGCGTCCAGGATTTCGACGCGGTGAAATTCCTGAAATTCGCGGCCAGCTAGGGCCGTTCGATCTCGGAGCGGACCTGGTCGGCAAGCGCGGCTTCGGCCGCCTCGCTGACCCGGTCCGTTTCCGCGTCCAGCCCGGTCACATCCTCGACCCGGTCAAGCTTGTAGCCGTGCCGGCGGACCAGGTTTTCCAGTGGCCGGACGCCAACGCCCGCAATCACCAGTGATGCACTCGCCCAGGCCCGGACCGGCCAGCCGAACTGGCTGAGCAGGGCGGCAGCGAGCAGGGCGATCAGCCCGAAGGCCAGCACCCAGGCCAGGAAGGCGTTGATCAGCCGGTGCGTCATCGGCGCTCACTCCAGGAGAAAGACATGTCACTCATCCTCGTCTCGCCGCCCGCCGGCGAGCCGGTTTCGCTCGACCAGCTGAAGGCGCGCCTGCGGATCACCCACGGCGATTTCGATCAGCGTCTGACCCATCTGATAACGGCTGCCCGCGAACGCGTCGAGCGCGAAGCGGGGCTGGTCTGCCTGACGCAGACCTGGCTGGAACGTCGCGATGACTGGGATGGCGATGGACGGCTGACCGCGTTCCGCACCCAGTTCCGTCTGCTCAATCCGCCGCTGCAGACCCTGCTCAAGGTGACGCTCTACGACGCCGAGGATCACAGCGCGCTGTGGGATAGCGACAACTACTACACGGACACACAGGGCATTCCGGCCCGCATCATCACGCGTCCCGGAGTGAGTTTCCCACAGCCTGGCAGGGCTGCCAGCGGTTTGGAACTCCGATTTGTCTGCGGGTTTGGCGACCAGGCCGAAGACGTCCCCGCGCCGATCTGCGAGGCCATCGAACGTTATGCCGCGCACCTGTTCGGGCAGGGCGCCCAGGCGGGGCTGCCGCCGGAAGTGCGGACCTTGCTGGCGCCCTGGCGGAGGCTGTCGCTGTGAGCGGGGCCGAGGCGGTCCTGCGAGACGCGCTCACAAGCTGGCTCGAGGCGGATGCGGGCGTTCAGGCGGTGCTGGGCAATCCGGTCCGTATCAATCTGACGCCGGAGGATGAGCGGATCCGTCCCTTCGCGGCCTGGGGCCGCTGCGAGACCCGGCCTCTGGATGCGCAGGATGTGCGGCTGGAAGAAGTGCGGCTGACCTTGCAGCTCAGCGTACGGGCCGAAGACGGGCTGGAGGCGACCGGAGCCTTGCGCGAGGCGCTCGGCCACGCGGCTCCGGTCTTGCCTGCGCCCTGGCGGCTGGTCCGCATCCAGCCTGTGTTTTCAGATGTATTGCGCACACGAAGTATTGGGTTGATGCGAGGCGTCATTCGCCTCCTCGCCCTGGTCGAACACGAGATGGAAGGAGCGAATTGATGGGTGTTGAGGCAGGAAAGGATCTGTTGCTGAAGCTGGGGGATGACGGCGCGCCGGAGAGTTTCTCCAGCATGGCCGGGCTGAGGATGAAAAGCATCTCGCTCAATGCCCGCACGATTGACGTCACCCATGCCGACAGTCTCGGCGGCTGGCGCGAACTGCTCGGTGGTGGCGGGGTGAAGTCCTGCTCGGTCAGCGGCGCTGGCGTCTTCGTCCACGCGGCGGCGGACGCTGAGGTGCGGACCCTCTTCTTCGAGCAGGCGCTTCGGAACTGGCAGCTTGTCCTGCCGGGGTTTGGCACGATTTCCGGCCCGTTCCTCGTGGCCGCGCTGGACTATTCCGGACGTTATGACGGCGAGGCGGCCTGGTCGCTGACCCTGTCCTCCGCCGGACAACTCGGCTTCGAGGGGGTCTAGATGGTCAACCCGGCACGCGGCGAAATCGCCCTCGAGATCAATGGCCAGTCCTACGCGCTCTGCCTCACCCTGGGCGGGTTGGCCGAGTTTGAAACCTGGGACGACGCCCCGGTCAGTGCTGCCCGCCTGTTGGATGCGCTGGAACTCCTTCTGCGCGGCGGGGGCAACCCGCTCTCCCGCGAAACCCTGCGCGACGCCGAGCTGGATATCGCTCATGTCGCCACAGCGATTGCTCAGTGCTTCGCATGCGTAAAATAGCCTCGCAGCCGTGGTCGACCCTGATCGCCGCAGCGCACCGCCTGGGGCTCTCGCCGAGCGAATTCTGGTCGCTGAGCCTGGTGGAATGGCAGGCGCTGACCGGCGCGAACGTCCAAACCGTCATGACGCGGCAGGATCTCGCCACCTTGATGAAAACCTATCCGGATCAAACCCATGAGACATGATGAAACGCACCCCTTCGCGGAGGTGGACGGGGCAGACGCGCAGGCGGACGCCATGGCGGAAGCCTGGGAACAGGCTGGACGACGGATCGAGGATGCGATGTCCCGAGCGGCGCTCTCCGGTGAACTCGACTTCCGCCGCATGACAGACGCCATTCTGCAGGATCTGGCGCGCCTGGCCGTCGACTGTCTGATTGCGCGCCCGCTGGAAAACCTGTTGAGCGACGGGCTGTCCCGTCTGCCCTTCATGGGGGGACGCGCAGCGGGCGGGCCGGTTTTGCCGGGCGGGGCCTATCTGGTCGGAGAGCACGGGCCGGAGGTTTTCACGCCCGCCACCAGCGGCGCCATTGAACCCTCGACATCGCCCGTCACCGTCAACATCCAGGCGGGCGCGGCCTCCCGGATCGCCGGGGCCGATCGTGTCAGCGCGCGGCGTCTGGCGCGATCCCTGGCCCGGGCGGTGCAGCAGGGAGGGCGACGCCTGTGAGCGATTTTCATGAGGTGAGCTTTCCCTTTCCGGTCGCCCTCGGTGCCAGTGGCGGCCCGGAGCGGCGCACGGATATTGTCACGCGCGTCTCCGGCCGTGAGGAGCGCAACACGCCCTGGGCAGACAGCCGACGCCGCTGGGATGCCGGGCCGGGCGTCCGCTCGCTCGATGATGTCGAGACCCTGCTGGCCTTTTTCGAGGCGCGTCGCGGGCCGCTCCATGGCTTCCGTTTTCGCGATCCCCTGGACCATCGTTCCTGCGCGCCGTCGGTCCTGCCGTCGGCCATGGATCAAACAATCGGCTCCGGAGATGGCGTGACGACACGCTTTGCCCTGACCAAGACCTATGAAAGCGGTGGGGAGCACTGGATACGGCGCATCTCCAAACCGGTCGCCGACAGTCTCCTCATTGCTCTCGACGGGGTCGAGACGCCTGTCTCGCTTGAGGCTGTGACGGGCGAGATCGTCTTCGATACACCGCCGGTGCCCGGTGCCGTCATCAGCGCAGGTTTTCTTTTCGATTGCCCGGTCCGTTTCGACAGCGACCGGCTTGAGATCGCGCTGGATCATGTGGCGGCAGGCTCTGCCTTCATCCCGCTCATCGAACTGAGGCTCTGACATGCGCACGCTTCCCGAGACCATGCAGGCCGCGTTGACGCGCGGGCTGACAACGCATTGCTGGTGCTGGCGGATTGAACGGTCCGACGGGCTGGTCATCGGCTCGACGGATCACGACCGGACGCTGAGCTTCGACGGGACCGATTACGCGCCGGGGCTCGGCTTTGGCGGAGCCGCGTCGGACACCGGACAGGCGCTCGCCGCGGGGCAGGGCGATCTGGACGGGGCTGTCGATAACAGCTTGCTCACGCAGGCGGACCTGGAGGCAGGGCTCTGGTCCGGCGCGCGGATTGAAACCTGGCGGGTCGACTGGGGCGATGTCAGCCAGCGCGTGCGGACGGCGACCGGAACGCTCGGGGATGTCCAGCTGAACGGGGCCCGGTTCGAGGCCGAATGGCTCGGTCCGGCCCACCCGCTCTCCCGCGCCATTGGCCGGAGTTTCACGCGGGAATGTGATGCCGTGCTGGGCGATGTACGCTGTGGCGTCTCGACCGGTCACGCGGATTTCGAGCTCGGTTGCGACCAGCGCTTGTCCACCTGTCGAGACCGCTTCGCCAACAGTCTCAACTTCCGGGGCTTTCCCTACATGGTCGGCAATGACGTTCTCCTCGCCGGAGCGGAGGCGGAGACGCGACGCGATGGCTCCAGCCGGGGGCTGGGCTCATGACGGGCCGTGACGCGGTCCGCCAGGCCGCGCTGGCGGAGGCGCGGCGCTGGCTGGGGACACCCTATCAGCATCAACAGTCCTGCCAGGGAGCGGGAACGGATTGCCTCGGTCTGGTGCGCGGCGTCTGGCGGCATCTTCATGGTACCGAACCGGCCGTTTTGCCGGCCTATACCCCGGACTGGAGTGAACGCGCCGGCGGCGAGATCCTGCTGGAGGCGGCGCAGTGCTACCTCGAGCCGGTCAGCGAGGCCCGGCCGGGTGACGTCCTGCTGTTTCGGCCGGATCGCCAGGGCGCGGCGCGCCATTGCGCCATCCTCGCAGCGCCGGACCGCATCATCCACGCCTATTGGGGCCGCGCGGTGGCCGAGACGGCCCTGACACCCTGGTGGCAGACGCGCCGCGTCGCCGATTTCGCCTTTCCCTTGCCGGAGGATATCCATGGCTGAGCTTGCCATTCAGGGCGGCCGCGCGCTGCTCTCCCAGGCGCCTCGCGCGCTCGCCACGGCGGCCAGCCGGGCGGTCATGTCCAGCCTGTTCGGCGAGGACCGGGAGGGGCCGCGCCTAAGCGAAATCCCTGTCCAGACCTCCACGGACGGTGCGGCCATGCCGCGCCTCTGGGGACGGATGCGTCTGGCGGGTCAGGTGATCTGGGCCGCGCGCTTCACCGAGTCGACCACCGAGCACGGCGGCAAGGGCGGTCCGACCGTCACCGAGTACAGCTATGCGGTGAGTTTTGCCGTTGGCCTGTGCGAAGGCGTGATCTCCGGAATTGGCCGCGTCTGGGCGAACGGCGCCCTGCTCGACCAGTCAGCCTGCACGATGCGGGTTTATCGTGGCGACGAGAGCCAGCTGCCTGACGCTCTGGTCCAGGCGGTTGAAGGCGCGGAGGCGCCGGCCTTTCGGGGCACGGCCTATGTCCTTTTCGAGGACTTGCCGCTGGACGCCTATGGCGGCCGGATTCCCAACCTGTCTTTCGAGGTCTTTCGTGCCGAGGCGCGGGAGGGGGCGCTGGAGCAACAGGTTCGCGGCGTCAATCTCATCCCGGGATCCGGAGAATTTGCCCTGCACCCGGACACTGTCATGCGGCAGATCGGGGCCGGACACGAGATTGCGGAAAACCGGAACACGGCCCGAGGGGTCACGGATTTCGAGGCCGCGCTGGACGATCTGGCGCGCGACCTGCCGGAGTGTCGTTCGGTCCAGCTGGTGGTGAGCTGGTTCGGAACGGATCTGCGCTGCGATGCGTGTGAGGTCCGGCCGGGTGTGGAGACACGGGACAAGCAGACTGACCCGGTGAGCTGGCGCGTCACCGGCGAGACGCGCGCCACCGCCTGGCTTGTCAGTCAGACAGAGGGGCGGCCCAACTACGGCGGCACGCCCTGCGATGAGAGCGTCATCGCAGCGATCCGGGCGTTGAAGGCGCGCGGCTATTCCGTCACGCTCTACCCCTTCATTCTCATGGACATTCCGGCCGGTAACGGGTTTGACGACCCCTATGGCGACGCCGAACAGGCCGCATTCCCCTGGCGGGGACGGATCACGCTGCCGACCGCAGCGGCTCCCGGTTCGGCAGCAGCAGACACCGCAGTGGACGCCTTTTTCGGAGCGGCGCGGGCGAGCGATTTCATCCTTTCGGGAGAGAGCGTCTCCTATAGCGGTCCGGCAGGTTGGGGGTTCAATCGCTTCATCCTGCACTGCGCCGCGCTTGCGCAGGCCGCGGGCGGGGTGGACGGGTTCCTGATCGGCTCCGAACTGGTGTCCCTGACCACCATCCGGGGCGCATCAGGCTTTCCGGCGGTCGATGCGCTGATCGCGCTCGCCGGGGAGGCGCGCAACCTGCTCGGGCCGCAGACGCGGCTGTCCTATGCGGCGGACTGGACAGAATATTCCGGCGTCTCGGGGCCGGGCGGCGAGAAATACTTCCATCTCGATCCGCTCTGGGCCTGCGCGGATATCGATGCCGTCGCCATCGACTGGTATGCCCCGCTCACCGACTGGCGGGACGGGACGGACCATCTCGATGCGCTGGCCGGTTACAGCCTGGATGACCCCGCCTATCTCCGGTCCGGTCTGACCGGAGGCGAAGGGCATGACTGGTACTATGCGAGCGAATCCGATCGCGCGGCGCAGCAGCGCACGCCCATCACCGATGGTGCCCATGACGAGGCCTGGGTCTGGCGGGTGAAGGATCTGGTGAGTTGGTGGAGCCAGGCGCATCATGACCGGCCCGGCGGCGTCCGGTCCGCGACACCGACCGCCTGGCAGGCGGGGATGAAACCGGTCTGGCTCACGGAAATCGGCTGTCCCGCGGTCGACAAGGGTACGAACCAGCCGAATGTTTTCTACGATCCCAAGAGCGCCGAGAGCCGTTTGCCGCATTTCTCGACGGGCGTCCGCGATGATGCGATCCAGCGTCTCGCGCTTGAGACCCAGCTGGACTGGTGGTCGGGCACGGGCGAACACAATCCTCTGTCGGCGGTTTATGGCGGTCCCATGGTGGCCGCGGACTGGATCCATGTGTGGGCCTTCGATGCCCGACCCTGGCCCGATTTCCCCGGACGCAGCGAAGTCTGGTCGGACGGGGATAACTGGGAACGCGGGCACTGGCTCAACGGGCGCGCCGGCCTGATCCCCGTGCGTGCCATCCTCGACGAGGTGTGCACGGCCTGTGGTGTCGATACGGTCGACACAACCGGCGTGGCCGACATTCTTCCCGGCTATGTGCAAACGAGCGTGATGCGGGGCCGGGACATTCTTTCACCGCTGCTGGACGTGCTCGGCGTTGAGGCTTTCGAGCGGACGGACGGGCTGCTCTTCCGGTCGGCCGGCGCGCCCGCGACCCGGGCGGTTCTGGAGGAGCCGGTGGCTCACGACGCCGAACCTGCCGAGCGGATCGAGCTGACGGCGGGACAGGATCGGGCCTCCGACCTGCGGTTCGGCTTCATTGACGGTGCCACAGACTATACCACCGCGCAGGTCCGCGTCGCGGACCCTGAGGCAAGCGGCGGCGTCCGGCGCCTTTCCGCGCCCCTGGTCTGCGATCCGTATCAGGCACGCGATATCGCCGCAGCGATCCGGCAACGCGGTGACGCCACCATGATATCCCGGCATCTGGCCTTGCCACCCTCATGCCTTGCGATCGAGGCGGGCGACTGGCTGGCCCATGCGGGGCAGGACTGGCTGGTCGCAGGCCTCGACGGAGACGCCACCCGCGAGGCGCGCCTGCGTCCGGGGGTGGCCTCGTCTGCGCTTCGGGCCGGGAGCTCGGGCGAACCGGGCGACGAAGTCTCCGTGGATGTCCGGCCGGATCTCGCTCTCATCGATCTCTCCGACACCGGGCTCTGGGTCGCGGCCGCGGCGCGCAATGGCGCGGGCGCCATGGCGGTGGAGGTCGACCCGGGAAGCGGTGTCTGGGATCAGCGCGGCACGCTCAGCCGCAATGCCCGCATGGGCTATCTGACGGCCAATTGCGCAGGCGGTCGGCCTGGACGCTGGGACCGGGGCGGCGTCGTCGAGCTGGAACTGGTCACCGGGACACTGGCTGGCCTGCCGGACACAGATGTGCTGGCGGGCGGCAACCGTCTCGCAGTCTCCGATGGCACGGGCGGCTGGACGATCATCCAGTTCGCCGGGGCCGAGCTTGTCGCGGAGCGCCGCTACCGGCTGACGAACCTGCTCTGGGGCTTGTCGGGCACGCTTGTGCCGGACGTGCTGAGCGCCGGCGCACAGTGTGTTCTGCTCGACGAGGCTGTTGCCGAAATCTCGCTGCTGGACAGCGAAATCGGCCGGGCGTTGCGGGTTCGCGCCGGACGCGGGCGCAAGGCAGAACGCACCGTCACGCCGGGGCTCGGTGGGTTGAAGCCCTACGCGCCCGTCCACCTGGGCGTCTCGGTGTCGACCACACATGTGCAGATCAGCTGGATTCGCCGTACGCGAAGCGGTGGCGATGCCTGGTGGCGCAGCGAGGTGCCGCTCGGGGAGGCCTCCGAGCGATACCGGGTAGAGGTTCGTGACGGCGATTTAATTGTCTGGACAGGCGATGTGAGTGCGCCGAGCTGCTCCGTCCCGCGTACGGCCCTGCCGGGCTCGGGCGCTTTGGAGATGCGGGTCTGCCAGCTCTCCGAAGCCGTCGGCGAGGGGGGGTGGGCAGCGGGACTGCTTGTCCTGTGATGTTATTTTTGCGAAGCGGGTCGAACCTGCTTACATGCAGGGGTGTTATTTCCAATCGGGCTCAGGTGTATGGACGACCCGTACAAGACTCTTGGCGTACCCAAGACCGCTTCGCAGGACGAGATTCGTTCCGCCTACCGAAAGCTGGCCAAGGCGCTGCATCCGGACGCGAATCCGGGCGACAAGGCTGCCGAGGAACGGTTCAAGTCGGTATCGGCGGCATTCAACGTCCTGTCCGATCCCGAGAAACGGGCTGAGTATGACGCTGCCGAGCGCGCCGGTCTGGGACACCAGTTCGGTGCGGCAGGCGGTTCGCGCGGGCCGTTCAACTTCCGCCAGGGCCGTCAGGCCGGTCGCGGCTTCGACGATCTCGGCGACATCTTCTCGGATCTCTTCACGGATTTCGGTGCGGCCGGTACCACGACTCAACGACGCAAGGGTGAGGATGTACGTCAGCGCCTGACGCTCGACTTCATGCAGGCGGCGACCGGCGGCAAGCACCGTGTCATTCTTCCGGGCGGGCGCTCGGTCGATGTCGCTGTCCCTGCAGGCGCGGTCGACGGGCAGGTCCTCAGACTGCGGGGGCAGGGTCACCCGTCTCCCAATGGTGGAAATCCCGGTGATGCGCTCGTCGAGGTGAAGATCGCCGAGCATCGTTTCTTCTCCCGGGACGGCGACAATGTCCGGCTAGACCTGCCCATTACCCTGCGTGAAGCCGCGCTGGGGGCCAAGGTTCGTGTCCCGACAATCGACGGCGATGTTGAGGTCAGGGTGCCGGAAGGCTCGTCGAGTGGTACGCTCCTGCGTCTGCGTGGCAAGGGTTTTGCTGGGCAGAAGGGCGGACGGGGTGACCAGATCATTCGGCTGATGGTTGCCGTGCCGGACCGGGACGAGGCGCTTCGGGCCTTCCTGGAAGACTGGACACCGCCCCAGGGCCATAACCCCAGAAAAGGTCTGGGAAGCTAG